TATATGTGGCCAATCAAGTGTACACATATAGAGGCGATACTGTCAGTGATCGTACTTATAGAAAAGCCTTTGATAAAAACAATCTTCCAAATTTATATTCTATGTGGACGTTTTTTAACAAAGACTCTCAAATGGCCAAAGAATTTTTTGATCTAGGTAGGAGCATAATTAAAAATCCTATAGAATTTTCAAACATGTTTTTGAATCATTACAAACCAAAAGTCTTAGGCACTGATGAAGCGTTTGCATTGTCTGCAGATATATTAGGTATCTCAGACGAGATATCGTATGAATTAGAATTTCCTAGAATAGTACATATGAAACCTATGTTACAGAAGTGGCCGTGGCCTGCAGACACATGGAGTGATCATGTGGGATTTTATCTTAATAAAAAAGGTCAACTAAAAATAGGAAATTATCAACAGTATGATATAGTTCACTATGTGGAAAAAGATAAAATAAACACAGAAATGATAAACAATCTAGAGGAAATAGCATGGAAACAGTAGAAGATTTTGACAAGTGGTTATCTGAATATAAACCGGCACCGGTGAGGTACGTAGCGGTCTATGATCAGCTAACAGGGTTTGTAAAAAGTGTAGGCCCTGATTATGCTTTTCCAGATGAAGAATACATGGCCGAACTAGACAGAGAAACAGCTTTGTCAATTATCGAAGCAGAGATACAAATACATCACTGTCAGGTAGATGTACATTCAGGGAATTTAGAAATAGCCGAAACAAAAACATTGAATAAACTAGATGATGTGCTACATAGAATTCCACTAATACAATACACTGACATCGTTAAACCAGATGTGTATCTTACCTACACAGCCAAAAATCAAACCTTAAAAATACAGCTATCGACAGAGTTTGGCGGAACTAAGAAGTATAAAGATGCAAATAAACAGAGAAAGTTTGTCTGGGATGGCAGCACAGTTATGGATTTTTTAGTCACTGAATACAATGATCCTAATTTGATTTATAAGATGTTTTCTGTTAAAATAAATGATCTAGTAGGAAAAACAGTTACAATTAAAAATATATCCTATGATAACTTTAGTGTATACACTAGACGATTATTTAAAAATTATGTAATTGAATTAAAATGAAAATTGTTGAATTTGATGTTATATTTCTAAGTTATGACGAACCTAATGCAGATCTGCACTATGCTGATCTCTGCGCCAAGGCGCCTTGGGCCAAACGTGTACACGGAGTCAAAGGCAGCGACCACGCACACAAAGCCGCAGCCAATCTTTCAGAAACGGAATGGTTTATAACTGTAGATGCTGATAACATAGTAGATCCTAATTTCTTTAATTTAGATCTTGACATGACTGATCCTAAGATAGAAGTTTATGGATGGTGCGGCCGAAACAAAATTAACGGACTTATGTACGGTAATGGTGGAATAAAAATCTGGAAGAAAGATTTTGTTCTCAACATGAAGACTCATGAAAATTCAGAAAGTGATCGAGGCCAAGTAGATTTCTGTTGGGAAGATGGATATCGTAATTTTCCAAGAGTCTACAGTGAAAGCATTATTACAGGTAGCCCATTCCAAGCATGGCGAGCAGGATTTCGTGAAGGTGTTAAGATGACACTGCTTGACGGTGTGCGTGTGCCACCACAGGAGATTAAAGAACGTATTTGGTGGCATAATATCCATCGGTTACGTATGTGGAGTACTGTAGGTGCTCACGAAGAACATGGGAAGTACGCTATTCTCGGAGCTCGCATGGGAACCTGGATGACTAACTGTACGAACTGGAATTATGTCGATGTCCGTGATTTTGAGATTCTTCGAACGGTATACGAGAACAATGTTGATCATACATGTGTAGAACAAGATGCACAGATGTTAGGTGTAAAAATTAAACATCAGTTAGGATTAGACTGGCCTTGGCTAGATGCACAACAAAGCAGATACACCTTAGATTTATACGACGAAACAATAAATCTAGGATTAACCTACTTCAAACAATAATGTACGATATTATTTTTATTAGTTATAACGAACCAAACGCAGATATTAATTTCGAAAACTTAAAATCTCGATTTCCTTACGCTCAACGAGTTAACGGAATAAAAGGAATACATCAAGCACACATAGCGGCAGCAAAAAAAGCATTTACAAAAATGTTTTGGGTAGTTGATGCAGATGCTGAGATTTTAGATACGTTTAATTTTGATTATATTGTTAGTGAATATGATTTAGAAAATGTGCATGTTTGGCGCAGTCGAAATCCTGTAAATGATTTAGAATACGGATATGGTGGTGTAAAATTATTGCCTAAACGACTTACGCAAAATATGGATATATCTAAACCTGATATGACTACAAGTATCAGTTCGTTATTTAAAGCAATGCCAGAAGTCAGTAACATCACGGCATTTAACACAGATCCGTTTAACACTTGGAAGTCAGCATTTAGAGAATGTTGTAAGTTAGCCAGCAAAATAATTGAACGTCAGAATGACGAAGAAACTAATCATAGACTTGAAATATGGTGTTCTACTGGCACAGACGAACACGCAATCGCCGGTGCTCTTGCCGGACGTTCCTATGGCACAGAAAACAAAGACAATCCAGATGCTTTGAAAAAAATTAATGATTTTGATTGGCTCAAGGACCAGTTCGATGGACGATAAAGCTCGTATACAAAAATTCATTCCTATTATGAATGAAATTAGCCCTACGTTCTGCATGGCCAAGTGGCACCATACGACTATCTATTTGCAAACAGGTGAAACACACAGTTGTTATCATCCCGCCCCTCACGCAATTCCGTTAGACGAAGTTATAATTGATCCTAGCGCATTGCACAATACTAATCAAAAGAAACATGAGCGTTTAGAAATGCTTAATGGCGGAAAGCCCAGCGGTTGTAATTATTGCTGGAACATTGAATCTCTAGGTGAGGATTATGTGTCGGATCGTAAAGAGCGTAACTCAACAATTTACACACCGGAAAGATTCTTACAAATTCGAGATGGTGATTGGGATCAAAATATTAATCCTCAGTATATTGAAATTAGTTTCGGCAATGAATGTAATTTTAAATGCGGGTACTGCCATCCTAAACACAGCAGCGCATACTATAAAGAAATCAAAGACCACGGTCCCTACACTATGGTTAAGAATCATCGTAACGATATAGACTGGTTTCGAGTTTATGAAGAAGAAACTAATCCTTACGTAGAAGCATGGTGGCGCTGGTGGCCAGAGGTTCGTAAGACGTTGACTATTTTACGCATCACTGGCGGAGAACCATTGTTACAATCTAGCACATGGAAATTACTAGATGATCTAGCAGTTAATCCGCTGCCCGACCTTGAACTAAACATCAATACAAATTTTGGCGTAAAGCCGATTTTAATTGATAGGCTAGTGGAAAAAGTTAACAATTTAATTGCTAACGGTTGTATCAAAGATTTCAAAATTTTTACAAGCATGGACACATGGGGAGCGCCAGCAGAATACATTCGTACCGGATTAGATTTAACTGTATGGGAACGTAACTTAGACACTTATCTAACAAAAACACATTTGCCAATCACGTTCATGATAACTTTTAATATTCTTACTGTAACTAACTTCCAGAGTTTACTAGAGAAGATTCTGGAATGGCGTGTCAAGTACAACGGATTTGAACAAAACAAATGGCAACGTGTACGTTTTGACACGCCATATTTGAAAGAACCCTTGCAGTATGATATGAATATTTTGCCTAAAGAAGAGTTTATGCCCTACATGCAAAATCATCTAGACTTCATTCTAGCCAATCTAGACGATAAAAACCGCAGCAAATTCAACGACTTAGAGTACGCAAAATTTGAAAGAGTTGTGAAATACATGGAATCAGCTATCTATACCCCAGAAAAGATATTAGAGGGACGTAGAGACTTCTTTAATTGGTTTACCGAATACGACCGAAGAAGAGGAACCAGCTTCTCGGATACGTTCCCTCAGTTAAAGAATTTCTATGAGGACTGCTTTCGAGAATTGGCATGATTGCAGAATGCATAACTAGCCGGCTGCTAGTTCCGGGCGATAAAGCAATTATTTGTTTGGGC